GTTCCAGATACACCTCGTCCCCTGCTTTAAATGCGGGAGACTTATCCAGCTCCATAGACAACAGCGGTCCTGCCTCTACCACCTCACCCCAGGCGGAAAAATCAAATTCCGGATGAGAAACGCTGGCCACATCGCCCCGCAGGGCAAGACGGGATTCAAGCTCTACCTCAAACTCGATAGTTTCAGACCGGAAAGCATGAATCCGCAGTTCCTTCATGCCCTCACGGTATGCATGAGCACGGCTGGTAATGCCCATGAACCGCTTATTGGCAGGCTGCCGTGTCAGGTTGTCAGGCAACACGGCGGTTACATCGCGCATTGTCCATGTATCTTGATCAAGATATTCAATTATCGCATGATCCGGCGTGTCTTCGGTGTGCAGATTAAACGAACGCGAAAATGTACCCCGCCTGATATTATGCGGAGTAAACACCGCCCGCACAGGCCGCCCCGCTTCATCCCGCACAAAACTGGTCCGCGTGCCCACATGGCGGGTTATCACGCTTACGGTGCGGCTGGCCTGCTGAATCAGTTCATGCAGGGTAACGCCGGTATCAACAACATAGTCCAGATATTCGCCCTCTGCCGCACGCTCGTGCCCGATGCGCCACAGGGTATCCAGATCTATCTGGCTGTCCGGTTGATTGCCGCCATGTTTTGCCCGCAGAATCTCAGACATTGCAGCAGCCCAGTTTCTTGTGGGCTGCGGTTCGCTCCATGTGCCTGTCACCCTGTCGTACAAAGGCAACATGCGTGTATCTATCACCTTGAACTGTTTGCTTGCTGCCTGTGACAGGCTGTCAGTGGCGCGGGCTTTTACCGCTATAACATCCTGCGCATACGTCAGGCGGCTGGGCAAAAAAGCACGCATATTCGCCCATACAACACGGTCAAGCACCTGCCCGTCGTTGCTTTTATTGGTGGTGCGGCGCACACGCACTTCATACCGGCCTGCAGGTATTGCAATATCCCACGTCACCCGCAACGGATCGCGGGTGGCGCCGGAAACGGCCTCTTCTTTCAGTACAGCCCAGTCGCTGACAGGAGTACCCAGATCGTCAATACGACGAAAATCTGCCCGTATCCCCACGCTGATGGTGGTCATGCCGCTTGTGGTCATCTTGCCAAGGCCGTTAAAAATTAAATCCAGCGCTATCCTGCTGCACTCTGTTCCGGCCGTGTTGGCAGCAAAGGCACCTACCCAGTTGTTTTCCCCGTCAACATTCGGCCCGCGCAGTTCCTGACCGCTCACCTCGTCAGATGTTTCCACATTGTCAGGAAAAAGCGTCACCGGCTGCCCTGCCGGCACAAACTCCAACGTAATTTCAGGAAAGTTGCCGGTATACTCCCCGTCCTTCCAGATTGCCGTATCCGCTATGCGCACCTCATGTATCTGGTATGCCCCCACCCCGTTGCCCAGCAGCTGGTATACATATTGTTCGTTGCCCTCATATTCCCACCACGGCTCCGCCACGAGGTCGGGCGTTGTCAGGTTGGTGCCGAATTTTTCGCGGATAATCTGGTACAGCCGTGCGCTGTTGCTGGCGGGCTGCATGGAATACGTGGGACTGCTTGCCTCCACCCCCCGCGCGCTGGAAAGTTCCGGCGTTGGCATACGGGGGGTGGGGGCAAGAGCGTTCACCAGCATCATGCCGCCCAGTCCTGCAACACCGGCAGCCACATATGCGCCGGTTCCCCATGCGGCAGCAGCCCCCGGCAGCATGGGCCCCATAAAAGTGTAGTTCGCCCACCACTGCCCTGTTGCATAGGCCGCGGCCATCACGGCCACCATCAGCACGGTGCGTATAGGGTTGGAGCCTCCGCCCCCGCCGCCCAGCGGCAGCAGAACAAAAACAACGGTGTCCTCATCGGCTGTTACCCTGGCTGCCCACTCGTCACGCAGCACCGGCACGCCGTTATGCACGCACACAACCGGCCCTTGCGGCATACCCAAAGACAAAGCCTGCAACGAGTCACCGCCTGCCATTTCCTTACGGTATGTCACCATATTTCCGGCGGTGTGCACTAACAGCATTCAGCCACCCCTACCATGCTATGCCGCATGTACTGGAGCGACTTCCAGCCCTGCGCACGCAGTTCAAAAGGCGAATCCAGCACAACGCCGAACCCGCGCAGGCAGTGCAGCACCATGCCGCCGTCTGCGGTTTCCACATACACCCCGATGTGGTCAGGATCAGACCGGCGAAACATCCACACCACATCGTATTCCCGCGGAGCTTCAACAACCGCAAACTCCCCGTATCGGGCAAGGTTGCGCACGTCCCCCAGCACAGCCCGCAGGTTTGCGGGGTCGGCAACTATGGCAGGCGAATCTATGCCCAGACGGGTTTTGTAAATATACCGCACCAGCTCGCCGCAATTGTATGTTACAGGCGGGTTCGGTTTACGCGCCCACGGCTTGCCTATCAGTTCTTCTGCCCAATGCGGCAATGTGTTCATTAGCGCCCCCGTACAAGTCCGGGGTATTCGCCCGGTGTATATTGCCGGCCGAAAATCTTGTTCAGCCAGTTCACAAACTCCGCGCGGCCTTCCGCAACTCCCGCACTGCACGACACCTTGCGTATCTGTGCACCGTGGTACACAAGCTGCGGCTCTTCCGGCATGGATTCCAGATACTCACGGTAGGTAAAGTCGATGGGTGTGCGCTGCTTACGTGCCGCCACAAGATGCCCGGTCAACAGCTCTGTGACATTATCTATGCGGACAACAAATTCACCGGGGGCACGTTCTGACTGCTGCGGCAGCGTCAACGCAAAGCCGCAGTGCACAAACGGCACGGCCTTGCCCGCATCAACAGGCGCATCCGGTTCCAGAGTCAGGGTGTGAACGCCCGGTTCCGGCTCTTCAATAGGCCAGTGCACAACGCGCACTGGCTCGGTAAAGGCAGGGTGCCGCAGTTCGATAGCGTATAAAATGCGGGTATCAGCGGGGGCAGAAGCATAGGCCTCCGCAATGGCTTTTTCCCAGATATCGGCAGGCTGCGCCATCAGTACAACCCTCCGGAACGCGTGTTGCCGTACACCCGCTCAATGGCGGCACTGGTCCGGCTGGTGCCGTTGCTCACGCCTTCGGCCATGCGGCGGTCTATCTCTTCAATAATCACATCCACATCCATGCCGCCCTCTGCATTGGGGCGCTGCACTGCCCGTGCCTGTACATTGCCGCTGTTGTTGTACACATTCACAGTCACCCCGCCACCTGTACGCAGGGCAGGAACAACCTTGAAGCCGCCCTTGGGAATCACAGTTTCCCCTTCCTGCAAAATGGCGGGAAACTCATCAGGCAACAGGCCGGAATGATACCGGGGTGCACCGGCAAAGATGGCAGGGTCAACAGGGCGGGTGAAACTAGGGGCATCACGGCCGATCACGCCGCCGTCATGGAAAAAGGAACCGAGAAAAGAGAATATACCGCCACCGCCGCCCATCATGCCGCCAAGCATGTCTCCCATGCCTCCGGCAAGCGGCCCTGTAATGCCTTGCTGCACAACCATACGCATCATGTCTTTAATGACGGAGTCGGCAAAATCCGAAAACGAAAGCTTGCCCGTCATGGCAAACGAGACAACAGCGTCTTCCATGGTTTTGAAGCTGTCAGAAATCATGCGCTCCGCACCTCTGGCAGCATCTGTAGCTTCATCATGGTACGAACGCATGGCACGCACCGCGCCGGATTCCCAATCACGGGCAGCCTGTAATTTTTCCTCCTTTGCCCATTGCGCAACTGCTACTTCATTCGCTCCGGCTTTGACGTAGGCTTTGCCCTGCTCTTCTATCTGCGCCAGCTTAAATTCAGTTTCGCCCAGCACAAGCTGCCGGTGCTTTTCTGCAAACTCCGTCATTAAGGCAAGATTACGGGCTTTCTCTGCCTCTGCCTGCTTTCCTGCCGCCTTAAAAGCCGCATCTTGCTGTGCGCTTCTTTCGCTTGGGCTGACCATGCTGTTAAGGTCGTGCAGATACATGGAATTACCGGGAATGCCGAAATCTTCCCATGTTTTCTTCCGCGTATTTCCACGTGCGGGTTTATCCGCCAGTTCCGCAAGCTTCCGGGCTTTTTCTGCTTCTATGGCCACAATTTGCGCACTATATTGCGCAGCATTGGCGGCATCTACTTCGCGGGCATTTTGCAGCTTGCCGATGGCAGACTGTGCAGCGCTTTCAATGGCTGCAATCTTATTTTTTTTCTCTTCTGCTTTAGCTGCCGGCGAATCTTTCAGAAACGCCTTCGCGGCATCGGCAGCATTTCCTGTTACAATATTCTTCCGACGCTCAACACTTACGTCGATATATGCAGCATCACTTTCCCACCAGCCCTGCCTGTCCGGAGAGCGTATAACAGTCGTTTTTGAATCTGTAAGCTGTCTCTCCAGTGCTTCTTTTTGCGCTTTCAGTTCATTTATTCTTGCTGTAATCTGTGCTCTGTCACGTGCATAAACAACACCCATACGGTTTTTTTGCAGCTCCGCTATCTGCGCATCAAGCTGTATAACAGGCAATCTGTCCCTGAAAGGATCAACCATGCGCTGCCGATCTATAAAACTCGCCTTTTCAAAAGCATCCCCATCGATATAACCGGATTCAGCCAGCAGTCTTCCTTCGCCTCTGGTTGTTATAACTGACCGCAGCCCCGCATATCTGGAAATCTCACCAAGAGCTTTAACGATGGAGCCAAGCGAACCGGCAAGTTCCCGCATGGCTTCACGTACCGCCGGTTCTTTCAGGCTGTCGGTCATTTTTCTCAAAGCAGCAGTGGCATCATCCAGAAAACCGGAATTTGCCATTTCCAGCTTAATATCCACCCATGATTCTTTAAACTTATCCAAAGCACGCGCAGCATCGCCGGAAGCTTTTCGGGCGGCATCGCCATACCGCTCATGCAGCGCCTTTTCAAAACGAGGCAAAAAGTCGTCGACGAACAACTCACCCTGCTTGAGCATGTTATCAAGCTCAGCAGTCGAAACATCCATGGCCTTTGCAGCAAGTTGGAATGCACCGGGCAGCCTGTCGCCCAGCTGCCGCCGTAATTCTTCGGCAGACACTTTGCCCTTGGAAATCATCTGCGAAACTGCATACAAAGAACCTTTCACGTTCTCCGCCGTCATACCCAACGCGCCACCGGCTTCTACAATGCCGGTAAACACCCCGCGCACGGCTTCGCCTTCCATGCTGGTGCCCTTTGCTGCGGCCGCAATATCTTTGTAACCTCCTGCAAGGTCATAAAAATTCATGCCCAACTCGTCCGCAAGCTGCCGCAAAAATGCAAACTCAGCCTGTACGCCCTGAGTACTGCCCGTAATGGCCTCAAAGGCGCGGTTAAGTTGCATAACCTCTGCGCCGGTATCAAAAATATCTTTTACCAGCATCCCGAGGCCAAGGCTTGCAACGGCGCCCTGCAAACTGAATATGGCAGACTTCACCATGCCGAATTTGCTTTGTGCTATGCGGCTGAAATCACGCATAGCGCCTTCGGCATCGCCCATCTTGAATTTCAGGACGGCCATTTCTGCGGCACTCATGTTCGCGGCGCGGGCAATGGACTTTAAAGCACGCTCCGCCTGCTGTGTGGCCTTGGTTGCAAGCATTCGCTGCTGCAGCCGCATCCAGTCACGGTCTGTCAGGCCGATATTTTTCCGCAGCTTGTCATCAAGCGTCACCCCTACAGAGGCAAAAGCAGAACCGGACAACTTTGCAGCACGCTGCGCCTTGGTCAGATTCTGATACAGCTGGTCGATGCCGCTCGTAACGGAAGAAGGAACAACAGCATTGGCAAGAGCATTGGAAATATCTGTCGCAGTTGCACGCGCCTCTCTGCGTACCGCCGAAAAATCAGCACTCAAGGCGGTATAATCGCCCCTGATTTCAACATACATTCCCGGTATCTTCATTTACTGTTCCCCTTCCGTTGCCAGCAGCACCGTGCGCGCCAGCAGCAGAACCTTTTCAAAGCAGTTTTTCTTATCTTCCACGCCATACAGCCGCATTGCCTCATGTACAGCGACCTGATTGATTCCGTAGGGAGTGCCCATACCTGCACAGAGCAGCTGGTCCTGACATATCCGGAATATCATCACGGCATCTTCATTTTCCGGCATCAACGGCGGGGTACAGGCATCACAATCCGGCACCCTGCCTTTTTTGCTGTGTATCGCTTCACACACGTCACACTCCGGCCTTTCGCGCAGGCGCGTAACGTGCTCAATCAGTTTTTTTCAGCTTCCTCCGCACGCCGGGCAGCCTCAATATTCAGATGGTCAAGCAGGCCGGAAACAATATTAGCAAACACAGGGCTTTCAGCCATAAGTAACGCCTTATTTGCAGCCGTGCAGGGAACCGGCTTTCCATCCGCATCGCAAATGCCTTTCCAATCCAGAATGCAGTAATCCCACATGTCCGCGTAAAAAGCAGGTTCGCTCAGCTCTTCCAGCTGCCTGCCGCGCACAAACTTGCGGCTGGTATGCTTTTTGTGCAGTTTACGGCGGGTATCATCATTCAGCACCCGCAGGCAGATAGCCCCGTCTTCGGGCTTGGATTCGTCAATATCCAGCCAAGTTCCGGGATTCAGGTTGTTCAGATCAAAACGCATAAAACACCTCATAAAAGAGGCGGCTGACCGCCTCCTTCGCGTTTAAGGGGCAGAAGGAACAGTTTCAGAAAATCTCTTCAACGGCCCGCAACCGGAAAAGTTAAACGAAATAGTCGCAACACCGGCCTTATCCTGCTTCACGTTCACACTGGTAATGCGTGCACCGGCGCTGGCATCGCTGGCAGTATCAGGCGCGTAATAGATCAGCTTTTCACCGGCTGTTTCGCTGTATTCCACATAAAAGCGGATGTCGGGTATCAGCGCGCCGGTATCAAAGGCCGCTTCCACAACTCCCTGCCCCGTGGCATCAGTGGGATCAGCAGAACCGGCA